CGCACACCGAATATGTCGTCACCGGCACCAAGACGCGTCGGGTGATGTTCTGGCATTCCGCGACGGGCGCAACCGACCTCCGCGTCTGTTCGACGGCGAATGCCACAGGCGCCCACATGCCTCTCACCCCGCAGACCTACATGGTCTTCGACCTCGCTCTCGGTAATTCCATGTCCTTCTACAACACAACGCTTGGCGACATCAGCGTCAACGTCATGGAGGTGGCCTAGATGATTAAGCCCGCTGGCGGTGGGAAGTTCGTCGTCGTGAACAAGACGGGGACGAAGCGGCTCTCGAAACCGATGTCCAAAGCCGGGGCGGTGAAACGTCTCGGTCAGATCGAGTATTTTAAGCATCACCCGGGGAAGTAGTTCACTCACTCACACTCGGCCTGAGGCCGGGAGGGTAGGACCATGGCTGTAGCGACCAAGACCGCAGTGCTGTGCCGGAACGCGATGCTCAACGCGCTCTACACCTATGCGGGCGACGCAGGCAAGCTCGTCATCTACAAGACCGACCGGGCGATTCCGGCTTCGGTGGACACCGCCCTCGACGGCGGTCACGAGGTCGCACTCGCGACCTTTACCCTCAACGCGACGGCGTTCGGCGCAGCGTCTGTGGGCGTCCTCACAGCAGGCACCATCGCGGACGTCGTGGCAGCGGCTTCTGGGACGGCGGCGTTCTTCCGCGTCTGGAAGGCCAATGGCACCACGGCGATCTGGCAGGGGACTGTGGACACGGCGTCTGCGGACCTGATCCTGAACTCCGTCGCCATCGTGTCGGGCGCGACCATCTCCATCAGCGCGCTCACCTATACGCTCGGCGAGTAGACGGGTTAGGGACCCATGCCTATCGACTACTTTGGCGGGTTCCTCAACTCCATTGGCACGCTCGGCGTCTCTGCTGGGCAGGGCCATTGGTTCTCGTCGACCATCGCATCCGTTCCCACGAAGGGCGTCTCTGCTGGGAACGGGTACTGGTTCCGCTGCGCCGTCGTTTCAGCTCCGACGAAGGGCGTCTCCGCTGTTCTGGGCGGCAGCTCCTTCGGTGCCATCGCCTCCGCTGCGACGCGAGGCATCTCGACAGGCACAGGCGAGTTCAACTTCGTAGGAATCCTCGCGAGTCTCGCGACGAGTGGGAGCTCCTACGGCTTCCATACCATCACCTTCGTCGCTGGAGCAGGCCAGCGTATCCCGAGGGTCTGGTAGCCGCGTGATCCAACCCTCGAACCTGCAGGACCTGGAGCGGGAACTCAGCCGGAGACGGCGCGAGGACCCGCTTCTCCTGCAGTACAAGCCCATCGACAAGCAGATTGAACTCCACCGTAGCCGCAAGAACCTGACCATCGCGGTCGGCGGCAACCGGAGCGGCAAGTCCTTCGCCTCAGTCGCGGAGACGCAATACTACTGCCTTGGGCGGGATGTCTGGGCGGAAGTGCCGACACCGCCGGTCATGGTCTGGTATGTGATGCCGTCACTCCCGATGTTCCGGCGCGCCATCAAGCCTATCATGAAGCGGCTCATCCCAGAGAAGAAAGTCCGGCGCTTCTACTGGCGGGACGGTATCATCGAATACCGCAACGGCTCGGAGTTGCATATCCTCTCGGCGGATATGCGCCAGAAGCGTGTGCAAGGTGCCTCCATCGACCTCGCGATCCTCGACGAGACACCGGAGCAGGACATCTTTGACGAAGCGCAGGCGCGCACCATGGACCGGCACGGACGCATCATCCTTGCCTTCGCTCCTTTGGATGTCTCCGTCGCGTGGGTGCGGGACGGCTACTATATCCCGTGGGTGAACGGGGATAAGCCGGGGATTGATGTCGTACACTTTCCCACTGCAGACCGCGATGGGCACTCCTTGGTGCCGTGGTTCACGGATGCGGACATCAAAGACGCCGAGGAGCGGTGGCCGGACCCCGCCACACGCGCCGCCCGGCTCTATGGCGAGTTTATCACGCGTAGTGGGCGCGTCTACAACTTCGCACCGGAGACGCACCTCATCCCACGATTCGAGGTGCCGGAACACTACTCGCGCTGGCTCATCATCGATCCGCAGTACCATCGGTTCGCTGCGCTCTACTATGCTGCCGATGAAGAGGGCACTTACTACGTCACAGATGAATATTTCTCGCAGGACGAGTCGTTGGCGCATCGCGCTGAGCGCATCGCCGCCATCGTCGGCAAGAAGGATCGCGCCATCCCAGCCTACGTCGATTCGGCGAACCCGCAAGACACGGCGGAGTTGAACTACCACTTCCAGCGTATCGGAGCCTCGGTCGCCGCCATCCCACTGCCTTTTAAGAAGAACATCGACGCGACAGTCTTGAAGGTCCATTCGATGCTGGAACCTTCGGATACTCGGGTCTACCGACATGCACAGAGTGAAGCGCCTCTATACGGCGCTCCCCGGCTTGTCTTCTTCAACGACCTCTGTTCGACGTGGAGCCTCCCGGACGGCAAGGACTTCGTGACCTCCCGTCTCTTCTGGGAAATGAACCACCTCTCGTGGGGCAAGGTCGGGAAGCCGGACAAGGACACGGCGGACGGCGCGGATTGTTGTGATTGCCTTGGGTACGGCTGCACCGTCCTTCATGTCGGGACTGAGGCGCCTCTGTTGGAGAAGTGGCAGGATGGACTATCTTTGCCTGACCTGCTAACTTGGGACCTAATCAACCGTTCCGACAGATGGGACCGCCGGGGCCGGGAGGACTGATGAACTGGATTCTCTGGACAAGCGGCTGCGCTGTCGGCGGCCTGTTGGGCTTCGTCGCGAATCACTTCATTGTGGCGCGGCCACTGATGCTGACCATCGGTCGGATGCGCTATGCGGGGTTCATGGGCGACGTACCGCCTGCTCCACCCGGGGAACCGCGTCTGACCGTACGGGAGGACTAGACCATGGCTCGGTTCCCAAAGACAGGCGCGCGCGTAGAAGAGTACGCCGCCTTCACCAACGCGGTGTGGGGCTCCCTCGACAACTTCTATCGACAGTGGGTGGACCGGTGGCGCATGACCATCGAGTTCATCCGGTCGGAGCACTGGAAGACACTTCAGACCCTCGCGGAGAAGTCCATCCCGACATGGGCGGAGTTCCCGGTTGTCAACTTTACCGGGGCGCTCTATTCGGACTACCTCCGACAGTGGATGCAGACAAAGGTGCGTTTCTCGGCGTGGCCGGAAGGTCCAGAGTCGGACAAGATCGCGAAGGCGGAATTGGCCGACACGGTTCTCGCGAATCTGCATGAGCGACTCATCGCTCCAGTGAAGGCGGACCTTGGCGCATGGCTGCTCGCGACGGGCAATGCATCGGTGCGTGTCTACTGGAATGCCGATACGGGCGACCTGTTGCCGCTCGCCATCCCGACGGTGGACCCGCAGACACAGCAGGTCAAGCTCATCCCCATCAATCCGCAGACACTGTTGCCAGACCCAACGATGGCGCAACCGTTGATGATGGATGTCGGAGACATCGGGCTGGACGTCATCTCGCCGCAGTTGGTGCGGCAGCCTTTTGACGCGCGCCATGGGAAAATGGTCGGTGGCCTCTACACCTTTGATGATGCCGAGGCGCGGTTTGGACTTGCCACCGCGAAGAAGCTCTCCTATCAGAAGGCGCACGCCACTATCTCTGCCGATCTACTGCAGCTCACAGCACTTGGCTCCTCGATGATGGTTGACGACGAACGCGCACTGGTCATCGAGCACTATCTCCCGAAGTCGTACAAGAACCCCGATGGTCTCTGGTGGACCTGCTCCGGTTCACAGATGCTCTCGGCACCACTACCGCTCCCCACGCGCGGCATCCCAGTCATCTCCTTCCGGTGGATTCCGCTGCCGGGGCATCCGTCACTCGGCACCACGCCGCTCTTCGATGTCCGGAACGTCAACAAGCTCTACTCCAAGTCGCTGAAGAAGACCTTGGAGTGGCAGAACAAGATCATCCCCAAGCGGCTGCTGACCGCTGGTGGGGGCATCAAGAAGGGCGACTTCGATGACGAGCCTGCACAGGAAGTGACCTTTGCTGCTGGCGCCGAGCCGAAATACGACAAGATGCCCGAGCCGCCTGCGGCCTTCGAGCAGTTGCGGCAGGAGACTTTCCAAGCCCTGCAGACTATCGGACTGCGTTCTTTCCGCCAGCAGAAAGAGGCGGCACCCGGTGATGCGACGATGAAGTTCCGTCAGCCGCTCCATCAACTCAATGACGGCGACGACATTGCGCTGGCCGTCATGAACTCGGCGGATTCGTGGAAGGAACTGGCCTACATCCTTCTCGACTACGTCGCGAAGTTCTACACCGAGCCGCGCACCATCGCTCTTGTCGGCGCGGACCGGGTCTACCAGTGGCGGGAGTTCGTAGGATCGGAGTTGAAGGACTTCAAGGCCTCCATCCACATCGACGAGACGAGTCTCTTCACATGGAATCAGCAGTCAACACGGGATGCGGTCATCGCCCTGCTCGGGACGCCAGCTGGACAGATGCTCTTCTCTTCGCCGGATGGCACGCCGGATCGGGAACGTGTGGATGCTGCAATGGACGCATCGGGGCTGGAGAAGGGCTTCCAGACCCTCGACCCGGATGTGACAGAGGCGCGGAACGAGAACTATGCCTTCAAGACATTGCAGGACCCGCAGCAGGCGCCACAAGTCATGGAGTGGCAGCAGGATAGCGCGCATCTCGGCGAGCATTACAAGGAAGTGAAGTCGGTGAGTTTCCGTGGGTGGCCGCAGCCTGCACAGCAGGCGATGCAGCAGCACATTGCTGCGCATGAGAAGCAGCAGCAGGATAAGCAACAGGCGCAGCAGGGCCAGATGATGTTGCAGGAGAAGTCCCTGCGCGACATCCGGGCTATTGCGGAGAGCGCGGGCGATACGCGCTCCGAGTTGGGTAAGGCGTTGGTTCAGGCGCTCGTCTCTGCTCTCACGGGCATTGACGAGGCAAAGAAAACACCCGCATCAGGAGGTAAGTAATGACCCCACCTGTGGTTCCTGTGCCCACGAACGCTGCGCCGCCTCCGCCGGAGACAGGTGTTGACGCTCGGGCCGTCGCGACGCGTATGGCGTCTATCATCGCGGCAGGGATGGAAGGCCGCGACCCACCCGCTCCTGGACCCGGCGCTACTTCGGTCGAGGACTTGGAGCTAGTGGCCCCACCGGCACCGGCTGTAGCACCTGTTGTTCCGGTTGTCGCTCCTATACCCACACCTGAAGAGGCTGCCGCAGCCGCCACAGCCGTAGCTGCTGCCGCCGCTGCCGTGCCTCCTGCTGTAGAACCCGCCTTCTCCGACGAGCAGTTCGGCGAAGCGGAGCAAGTCCTTACTGGACTTGGAGTTGACCTTGGTGTGGACCGCGCAACTCTCGCGCCGGAGCTGGTTCCAGCCTACGCGAAACTTGTGCAATCGGCCATCGATCTGTCGCAGTCAGAACTGAACGAACGTCTTTCGGCCTCTGACGCTCGACGGCAGCTGGAGGACTTCGGCAGTCGCCTGGAGAAGGAACCCGACAAGCTCCTTCTCGCCATCGCTGTGACCCAACCGGAGGTCATGAAGCGTGTCATCGACATCTTCCAGCAGATGCAGACGGATGAGGGGTATAAGGACCTCGTCATCCGGGAGATGCAGACCGACGCGCGCGACCGCGATCTGAGCCGTCGGGAGGCGTCCCTCAAGGAGCAGGACGTCGTCGTGAAGTCGAAGCAAGTGACGACAGCCACGAAGGTTGTGTGCCGTAAGCTTGGTATTCCCTTCGAGACTGGCGAGAAGCTCGTCGCTCGCGCCATCAAGGCGAATGCGGGCAAGTTTGAGCCCGCCGACGTTGAGGGCGTCCTCAACGAAGTGAAGGGTCTCTTCCAGAAGACTCCTGTACTACCACGAGTGGCATCTCCGGCGAAGGTCGTCGTGCAGAATGCGGCTCCAGCCGCTCCTGTCGCACCGACGCTGGCGCCCTCCGCCACACCCGCGCCAGTTCCCGCTAACACGGGCAGTGGTGGCAGGTTCCGCAGCATTGTTCGGGACGCCAACGCGAGAGTTCTCGCG